ATTTTAACACGTTGATTATTATCTAAAACAGTAGGGTCAAACTTATCTCTAACAATAACAGTTCCACCAGTTTTATCTTTACGCACATCTTTTATTTGTCTCCCCTTTTTATCAAAACGGGGAATACTTTCAAGATATTTCTGTCTATTAATTTCCATATCTCTTGCTATATTCGTTCTTAAATTCATTTCTTTTAATTGGTTTAATGTGAATTGTGAACCGTATTTATTAACATAAACATTCTTTTTTCCTTCAACTGGTTTTAATTTCTTAATAAATCTTTTTGTTTCTAAGTTAGATTCATTTATCTGTTTCTTACTTGCGATTACACCCTCTTTTGTTTTCGTAATCTGCAAATCCGCTCTATAACGTAACTTATTCATACTTTCTTTCCAAGCATTATACTCTTTACGTGTTTTGAATTCTGTCACACTTGTTCGTAAATCAATATCACCTGAAATATCAACACCATACTTTTTCTTTCTAGAACGAATCATTGCTTTTGCATTCTTTTGTAATCTGTTAAACTCATTTAAATCTTTTTCACTTATCGTGAATTTAGGTTGTTTCTTCTTTGGTTTTCTTGCCAACTTCATTTCTCTCCTCTAGACTTTACAACGACTAACGGTTTCATTACTATAAGTTTTTGTTCTTTATCTTTTAGAATGTTTGAACTTAATCTTTTAGTTATCTTCCTGATTTATCATTTGCTATGTCTTTTAGTATTTTTATCTTTAAGGTTTTGAACTTGATTTTAGGCTTTTGTTTTTAATCTTTTTATCTTTTCTTCTTTTCTAACTTTAGGAGATTTTCCTTTTGTGATTTTAGAAGTCACTTCTTTTGAACGACAACCACAACTCGTTGTTTTACCTTGTCTAACATCAATTCCTCTTGCGATTAAAACATTACCACAATTACATATAAATTTCCATTGAACATGACCGTTTTTTCTTCCACACATTTCAATACATGTAAGCCTCCCGAATTTCTGACCTGATATATCAATTAATTTACCCATGTTGCTCATTCCCTTCTTTTAATGTACTCTAATTGTAACACACATTTAATTGTTTCGTCAACACTTTTAAAATAAAAAGTCTAATTTATTTTATTAGACTTTACTTTTTTATACATTTTAATTGATTTCGAATCAAAATTACCGTTTGATATTTTCAATAAATAATCGTAAGCATAGTTTGTTAATTCGGATAATTCTTTTATTGTTCCACATCCAACAAGTTTACCTCTCACAATCATTGCGTATTCATGTATGGACGGTTTATCGACTTCTAATTCATGATGAATTCTAGGTTTACCACCCTCACGAATTCTCTTTCTAGTCTTCTGACATCTATTCCAAATAGCATGTCTTGTTACACCTATTTCCTCCGCTATTTCTTCCATTGAACCACTTGCTTGTAATTCTTTATTTATATAATACTTATATGTCGCCGGTGCTTTCCCAGTGTAGTTCATCCCCTCTACCTCCTACATCCATTCATAATAAACTGTTTCACTATAATAACCATTAGATTCACCATACCACTTAATAACAACAGTTCCTTTTATAGTTGATAATTTGTAAAATGTCCATGTTTCTGTACCCCATTCATTTTCACCTGAATTAATTACCTCTTCAGCTAGTAGAATAGGTGAATTCATAATATCATCTAAATCTCCATTAATATCATCAATAGAAACAGATTCACAACAATCCTGTTCATGATACATTCTAAAAGTTTTATTTTTTTCATTTATGAAAATAATTTCTGTTTTATCATCGTAAACACAATAATATTTAAACGTTTGACCAACTAACTCTTTAAATTCCATTCCCTCTACCTCCTATGATAATTTTTCAATCTATTCCGTATTTCACTATATTCTTCAAATTTTATTTGATTATTAATATAAAGTTCCATTAACACGACAATTCTAAGAAAATAGATAGGATTCATATTCCCCTTCTACCTCCTACCACGGATGTTGTTTCCATATCGGTCTGCTTCTTTCCGCTTTATATAATTTATCTTGTAAGTCTTTTAATTGTTTTCTTAGTTCTTCATTTTCTTTTTTATATATCTCTAACTCAATTTCTCTACCTTTTAATTTTGCTTCTAAT